GTCATTGTCGCCCAATGCAATCCCGCCGTTTGCAGCAATTTCTGTTGAGAAAGTATTGTTGCCTGTAAAGTCATTGTTACCAGCAAGAGTTACATAACCAGTACTACCACCTGTGCTTGTAATAGTAAAGTTAGGATAGGTTCCTGTAACAGTGGTAGTGCCAGCACCAGTAAGTGCAACAGTCTGATCAGGAGAAGTGTTAGTAAACTCAGTACCACTAAGGCTAAGACCTGAACCCGCAGTGTACGTTGTGTTAGTGCTACTAACAGTAAAGTTAGGATAGGTTCCTGCAATACTGGTAGCACCAGCACCTGTAAGAGCTACAGTCTGATCAGGAGAATTATTTGTAACAGTAAAATTAGGGTATGTTCCAGATGTGCTTATGCCTGTACCGCCAGTTAAAGCTACAGTCTGATCAGGAGCAGTGTTAGCGAATACTGTTCCACTAAGGCTAAGACCTGAACCCGCAGTGTAAGTTGTCCCCGATCCAGTAATAGTAAAGTTAGGGTATGTTCCTGTTACATTAGTTGTACCAGCACCCGTTAATGAAACAGTCTGGTCAGGAGCAGTATTGCTAAACTCATTGCCAGCACTTAAAGCAAGTCCAGATCCTGCTGTATACTGTGCCCCAATGCTAGTTCCATCAGCAACTTGTACCGCACCAGTCGTATCGTGGAACTTTAGAAACTTACCTCTACGCTGATCCTTTAGCGGAAGAACCATGCTAATCGGAACATTCTCAGCATCGCTTAATCTAATGGTTCGATCAATAGCGTTTTCATTCTGTATAGCGCCAATGTAAATCTTATCAAAATCACCATTAACATCTTGAGCTAAGAAGGCACCGTTCTCTTGATAGTTAGTATCCCGAGTAACAGGCATGGTTAATACAATACTGACTATATCGTTATCACTAGCAGCCGTGTCCAAGACAAAATCACCACCAGCAACTGCACCAATATTGTTTACAGTATAGTCAGCGGGGTTAACTATGACATTGTTCTTATAGACGGTTACGTCAGAATCTGCCAGCACTCTAAAGGTATACTGGAATGAAGTTTCCCCAGCATTGGCGCTGTAGTCATTGCGAGTAGTAGTTGCAGTTACGGTCATTTTGACACCCTTTTAATTTGGTTCGATTATACTATAATTTGGTTGTTTTTTATATGGCTATCGCTTACGTTCATATTCAGCTAATTCTTTATCCCACCGACTCGTAATATCCTTTGCTACCTCGAAAAGCTCTTTGTCTAGCAGCTTTAATTCTTTTGCCTTTGCATCTCCACTTAAAACTAAGCTAGTCCTTACTTCTCTTCTTAGTTTATTTAGTTTAGTTATTCTCTTTACTGAAGACCTAACCGTAGGTGCAAGGTTAAAAATAAACTCATTGTCTCTTCTATACTTGTCTTCTTTTTCGCCAGTATATTCTTTAACTGAATTAACTGTAATCTTAACTATATCGGCAATATCATAGAAATTAGATACAGTTTTAGAGTTTGGCCCTATTGGATCATTAACATTAAAGCTTTTAGTCAATGGGTTGTTTCTAAAAGAAGTAGGCTTATTTGATAAAGTATTTGCATCTTGAGTTTGCTGCAAAATTAAATCGCCAGCACCAGTAACATACTTAGCCGTACCAGCAAGAGTTTGTTGCAACATGGTGTCTATTTTATACGGTGAGATGTTAAACTTTTCTCCAAGTGCAACAGCAGTTAAGCTAGAATTTGGGCCTTTTCTTAACTCAGGCTCTAAATCATCTAAGTAGTCTGGGTAAGCAGCACGATCTTGGAAAAAATTAAAATTAGTTTGTTGTTCTATAGCCATCTTTATCCATGGGGGTAAAGTGCCAGAAACATCAACAATAGGGCTTACAGAAGAAACTAAAGGTTTAAGCACATCTTCCCAGTACGCTTTGCTTTGAGGTTTATCTTCCTTGTACATCCAAGTCATAAACTTTTCTGGTATTGAACCATATATGTAACCTGGAGCAAACGGCTTGGGAACCATACGCCAGCTGCCACCAGCTTTAAAAACCCAATTGGTGTTCTTTAAAAACTCAGGAAGGTTTAAATACTCTTCACGCTCATCATCTGGAGCGCCATATAAGTAATATCCAGAAATTAACAAACTAGGCAAAGTTATAGTCGCCGCAAATATGGCAGTCATAGCTTTAGGATTCTTTTTGTACGCTCTAATTAATTTATCAGTACCCTGAATGGTCGCATTCAAAAATGGAAGATACCTATTAACCTCTTTGCCCATACTCCCAGAACGCATAAAATCTACAGTTGCCTGGCGAGACTCAAAAGCAGCTTCTATATCAGACATGCCTTTTCTTTTAGCTGCGTTAAAAACACCTATACGAACGGATTGCTCCGCAACTTGAGCAAGATCCATAAAAGGTTTAGCTGGATTTAAATATTTATACCACGAGCTGCCTTCGCCCATTAAATCTTTTTGTGCGGCTACTAATCCTGTGTCACTTAAATCCATGTAAGTACCCATAGAGCCACCAGATGCTCTCCATTCATCAGCAAGTTTTTGATCACCCATAATGCTTGCTAATCCTTTAGCCGTATCAATAGGGGTAGGCCGCGCTTCAGATTGAGCGAAAGCGCCAAACGTATCTCTAATTACGTTTTTTTCTACAAAATCCGGCATCATGGTGGCACCGGTTCTAAACACTGTAGACGGTATAATAAAAAACTTTTCAACCCAATTAAGCTGGGCCTGGTCTAAACCATTCATTGCTTTTAAGATAGGTGCGGATACTTTGTAGAACTGTTTCTTGCCATCAACATAAACAATAATAGTATTTTTAGGTACGTTTTTAGATGGGCGAAAAACTTCTTTTCCGTCTATTATAAACCTTTCCATTGGAGGCTTAATTTTAACAATGCTTTCAGGAATAAAATCAGCTAAATTAACAAGACTTCTAGCAATTCTATTACGAGAAGAGGTGTCAATCATTTTAGAAGTGTTAGAAATAATAGAGTTAATAGGGTCTTTAATAGCTCTATCAGAACCAGTTAGCTTTTGAGTTAAGAATCGTGAAGTAGCATCATTAAATAATCCAGCCTGTTTCCCAGAACCAAAAGTTAATGGCTTTAACAAATCTATGCTTTTAGGATCAGCGGCTAAAACTCTATCATATTGATCTTGAGTAAGCTTTTGGGTATCTATAACATCTTGAATTTCAGAGTCAGTAAGTACGCTCAAAACAGATCTAATTTGTTTATCGTTAAGTCCTTTTTCGTTTAGGAAGTCATTAAGCATAACTCTTTGAAAAGGAATGTACGCAGTGTTAGCAGAAATAATGTCATCAAACTGCTGTTGTGACATATTGCCGGATTGAACCAGGAGTGCCATTACCCGCTTTTGAAACTCATACAAGCTAGTACCAGTTGAATCAAAGGACACTATAGAATCGCCGTATTTAATTTCTAAGGCATACAAATCTAGCTCGGCTTGCAACGCTTGCTCTTCACTAACTCTACGCTCTTGAACTGGGCCAACAAACTTTTTATCCTTTGTAAACGCTGGCTGTACAGCACCAACCAATTCTTTTGGTGGGCCAGCAAGCTCAGGAACTTTAGTAGGCGCAGAAGGCTTTCTTGTTTGCTCATAAACAGTGCTAGATCCTCCAACTCTAAAGTCAAAGCCATCTAAAGTGCTAGGCTTTTGGCCATCTAACCTGGCATCTTCATCTAGGCTTAAAATTACATCTACGTTTTTAGAATCAGCATAGCTGTATAATTCGTCAACCAACTCTTGATTAATATTAGCGTCTACTGTTGCAAATAAATTGCCGCCAACACTTTTAATAATAACTTGAGATGCGTCTAACTCATATTTTTTCTGCAAAGAAACAGACAGCTCATCAACAAAATCTTGAGTTAATTCTTCTGTTTCCGCAATCTCGGTAGCTGTAGTAGGTGCAGTATCAGCTTCTTTACCAGTACCAGGAAGAGTATAGTTTTGCAGATCCTGCTGGGTACGCTTTGCAATTAAATACTTAATTAAATCTGCGCGCCTTACTTTTGCATCAGGTTCTTTGTTAAATATTAAAGTATCAAAACCCTCCAGTATCCCCTTTAACCCTTCCCCTGTATTAATGTTATTGCCTCTTGCGTCAACAAAATAAGTTCCTTGTTGAAGCGTTGTTTTAATGTTGCCTACAACTCCGCTATACGCACTAGCCAGCAAAGTAGTATTTGTTCCAGGCAGGATTGCAGCGCCACGTTCTTTGGCAGTTTGTACAACCCTGTCTACAGCATCAAACTTATTTACCCACGCAGCATAAAACCCTCTAAACATACTTTGACTGTTATCTATGCCAGTACCATCTGGTACATTGTCTATTTTTTCTTGTTCTGAAATAAAATCATCATACAGCAAATCTCTCATGCCGTAGTTTTCAGCAAGTTCTTGCTCGTTAAAGGCATCTACAAAAGCTTTAAAATCAGCCATTTCCTTATTAAATTCAGCCTGGTCAATTGTCTGCGCGTATTCTATAGGCCCGCCATCAATACTAGATTCCGTCTCAACAGGCATTTCAGTGTCAGTTTGTTGCGCGTGTAGCCGATAAATTTCATTGTAATACTCTTCTAGCTCTGATTCGTCCAGACGTTCAATATCATCTGATTGCTTCTGAATAGCATCAATTTCAACTTGAGCTATTGGGTCATACATTTCGGCTGCTGGATTGTCAGAATAAAACCAATCCATAAGTTTATCCAACATCTCTGTATCATTTAAAGCTCTATCTTTATCTGCGGCAACATTCATGTCCAATAAGTTGTTGTCTTCGTTCCATCGCTCAGTTATGTCTGACAGTGATTGAGGCCCATTCTGGGCAAATACTCTCTTTAAACCCTTGCCAACAGCCAATTTTTTATTAGTAAAAGTAGCTGGGTCAATGCCCATAGATTTTAACTGAGGAACGTTCAACGCACCCCCATCAGCAATCCAATCTCTAAACTTAGTAGCAGCTTTTGTTTTTAACGCTATTTGTTTTGCTAATTCGTCAACCCGCTTATTTCTTAATTCGTCTAATGACAAGGTGTTGTTAGCTTCGTAATCATTAATCATCTGCATGTCGAGTTCTTGATCTGCAACAAATCTTTTATCAAGGTTTTCAACAGCATCCAGGCGCATAGATTCAGCTCTAGAAGGATTAGTTTCCATGTAAATTTCATTAGAAATAAAAGCCTCTAGCTCTTCATTGGACAGCCCTTCTACAACTGCGTTAATATCAGATTCAGATATTCCGCGTTTTGCCAGAATGTTTGCAACAGCCGAAGCGCCAGTTCTAACAGCACCTAGTGTTCCAACTAAACCAGCTTCAATAAGAAATTGATCTTTAGACGGGACTACGCGATCCCACACTTCATCAGTAGTAAATGTTTCTCCTGCACCCATATCAACATAAACTTTAAGGATGTCAGATACACGCTCTTCGCCAAGCTCATTAATCATTCCATGCCAGCCAGCTCGACTAAAAAGCTCTGAAACTTTAGCGTTTGGCTTAATCTTCTTATAAGCATTAATTAGACCATCAACTAACCTGGGGTTTAGCTTTGCAATTTGAGTCCCAGCACTTGTAGCAACTCTGTTTAAAACAGGGTCAATTACATGCTGTCCTAACTTACCGCCAGATAACTCACTAGCCATTTCAGCGCCAGTATAAGCAAGAGCTTTTAATGCAGTAGAAACAGGCTTTTCTTCAGCCTCAAGCAAAACAACCTGCCCTGCCTCTGTCAACTGCATGTTTTGGCCTAATCTACCCTCACCATAATTTCTAGTAGTCATGGGAACCATAGCTACAGATTGAGCAGCAACTCTAGCCGCATAGCCAGAATACTTAGCTAAAGCAACAGTCTCAGCAGCAACCATTACGCCTTTTGTAATAGCGCCAGTTGCAGCCATCTGAGCCGTCTTACCAATACCTGCTGTTAATGCTATCTCAGTCATAAATGCAGGAATAGGCGCGCCGTAGTACATCATGCCACCACGCCAAGAAAATCCGCGAACTGATTGCTCTACATGAAGGTCAATGTATCTATTAAATCTGTTTGTTTCTTCAGGAGTAAGATCTTCTTTAAGACGCATCTTATTAGCAATCTGACCAATAGCTAAAGCTTCAGCGCCTTTTACAATGCCACCACCAGGTAACACATCAGCAGCATCCATAAACCGTCTAGCTTCACTAAAACCAATAGGATTATTTTCCCAAGCCTTTAACTGCTCAGGAGAAAATCTAGCTCTAGCAAGTTTCCAGATGCGGTTGGAATTTGATTCGCCTACCTCTTTTAAAAACTTAGCGTCTTCAGTGTCCGCGTTTAAATCGATTGTATTGTTTATTGCTTTTTGATTTTGCTCTCTTATTTCTTCAGCAGTAGGATTAGGGATAATATCGCCAAAAAATAAAGGCTGCGGTTCTCCAGAAGGCTCTAATGGCTCGGGAGCATCAAACTGAGAGTAATCAATTGACCTATCTTTAACTGTAGGCTCATCGAACTGATCAAATACATTTACCGTATTTTCTACTCTTGCCTGGTTAAGATCAACAGGAGGCTGGTTACTTTCAACAGCATCAAATTTATCAAACGGATTTTGCATACAAATTAAACCTTATTTAAAAACCTGTAGGAAGATAACCATATTTTGCTTCAAATGCTTTTATATTAGCAGAAGAAGGGCTTGCTGTAAGCATGTCAATTGCACCTTGTGGTGCTGTCTTTTTAAGCGGAGGCACAGAGTTAGCATTAACAATGTTTAAAGCGCGAACACGATTTTCTTCTTGCACCTTAGCAACAGCCAAATTAGTTTTTTCTGTATAAATTGCCGTTATTTGAGCTTCGCTAGGAGGATCAAGCCCTTCAGCTTCATTCAAATCTTTCAACGCTTGAATCTCAGGCTCTGCCGTATAAAACACTTCTCGCATTGCGCTGCCTATAAATTCAGGATTACCTGTAAACGCATCCTTGATTAGGGCTCTAGACGGGCCTAGTTTATAAGCGATGTCGACGCTACTTTCAGCAAGTCTGCTTTGGGTTAAATTATTAACTATATTGCTAATTTTTCTAGCTTGCTTGGGGTTTAAGTTACCTTTCGCTTGCTCTTCAATAATTCTATTCTTTAAGTTTCGAGCGCCAATTAAAAAATCGTCACTCTTAGTCAATTCAAGAACGTTATAAGCCAGTTCAACTATCTGCGCTTCCACAACTGGAGTCTGAGAGTTGTTAAGTTTTTCTATAGAATTAATCAATTTAAGTCTGATTGCAGCATCTTCTAATTTAATATCTCCGTCTACCTGTGCTTGATTAATTGCCACTGTTTTTTCTAAAGTAGTAAGCTCTGGGTTGTCCATGACCTCTGCATCTATAGCCGTCAAGTTATTAAGTGTCTCCGTGAAACTTGCGGTTCTGGCCTCTACAATTTCTAGCTTATCACGGTCATACGCATTCTTAAACATTGTCTGCAATTCGGCTCTAACTGCTTTCTTGCCTTCAGGGTCAAGCCCTGGCTCATCAATTTTATCAAATGCAGCTACATATTTTTCCCCTGCTTGTTTTCTTTCCTCAATGCTTAACTCGGGATTATTAATGTATGACCTGTTTACATCTCCATAAATAGCCGCTATTATTTTTTCCTTCTGAAATTTAATATCAGCTGCTGCAATATCCGCATCAGTAGTTGCGCCACCAGCAACATACCCTGGCAAATTCTTTCTATGTTCGGCTTCAATAACAGCAGCCTGCTCAAAATCCCCATTAGAAATTGCATTTAAAACAGTCCTTTGCACCTTCTCGCTTGTAGCAATAAACTGACCTTCTAATACATCGGCATTTTTCTTAAATTCAGCTTTAACAACAGCATTTAACCCTTGTCTATAATACTGGGCAGTATAGTCTTGCATGTCTAACTTTATTTGCTCTGGCACAGACCCTACAAGCCCTTTCATATAGGCTGTAGCGTTAGTTTCAAATCCAACAGCATCGTCTTTGTATGTAATGCCAAGCTCTGCAAATTTATCATCTACGTCTAAAGCCACCATAGACTTATAAGTGCTGGCCATTGCTTGATTTTGAGCATCAGCTCCAAAGCCAAATACTTTCTCTTTAACAGGGGCGTAAGTAATATTACCAGACGCATCTACAGTTCTAGCTTCCTCGGCTGCTTTAACCCCCTTTTTGGCCCCTTCTTTAACTGCAATGGGTTTTCCTATAGCTAGAGCAGTGTCAGCAACAGTTTTGCCTAAACCAGCCAGAGCACGCATCTTATCAGCGCCAGACGTATCTAAGGATGTAGGGGTAAACTTACCGTAATACCCAATTCGTTCTTGTGCCATTGTTTAACCCTAAAATACAATTAGCATGTTTGGCAGTTTCGCCACCGCCAGCAAGCAAAGTAGAGGTAGCTTGCAAATTAGCAGAAGATCGCGCATTTTTGCCCTGACGTTTTAATTGGGCTTGAGCAAGCCTATCACTCATCTTGAGCATGCTTTCACTCATGCCTATATTCTTGGCGCTTTCTAAAGCAATACTAGCCGGAGTGCCTTCCATACCCACATTGCCAGCAGCAAGACCTACAGTATTAGCTGCAAGAGCTTTTGACAGTTGTTGTTGTCGTTCAAGTTCACGACTTTCAGCGGCAATCTTTTCTTGCTCTGCCTGTTGATTCAAAGCGTCTTGCTGGGCTTTACCAGCTTGCACTTGCCCGTAAACGCTAACGCCTGTTCCTACGGCTGTCGCTATTGTTGCTGCAACTATTAAATACATTTAAATTTCCTCCGGCTCTATTAAAGCCGCCTCTATCTCATCAATATCAGTTAATTGAGTTGGAAAAAACCCAATCCACACACAATCTGTTTCAGCATAAATAACACGCTTAGTGCCAGGTATGGTCTCACCTATATAAGGAGCTTCAATCTCTACAGTCTCATACTGGCTAGATACCTTACACTTGCCCTTGACTACCATATACAGGTGTTGAGACTTGTGTAACGCCCCTACCACCACCGTACCAGCAGGTATAAACAATTCCCTGGCATACATGTTGTCTGAAAAGTGATGTCTAGTTTCGCCTTTTACTTGTGGCATACCCTTAATAATATTTTGCAGCTTGTAAATGCTGTCTTGAGTTGCAACATTACTCACGAAGATTCTACCTCATACTCAATAGATTGAAGGTGAAACGGTGTGGGCCCAGGTACAGTAATTAAAGGAACAACCTCTGTAGACCAACCATTACCGCCTCTGTTATCTTCTATAATACCAGTTTTGGGAGAAAGTGGAGTATTTAAAGGGCTGTTTGATGCTGGGCCAAGCTCCCTTACAGGCACTGGAATTCCGTCAATGTACACTCCAGAAGTCTCTAATACGCGCAAGTTCATGTTAGTAATCTTCTTTTCCCTCATAGCATTCTGACCACTACGAGTGCCTGGGTTAGTATTTACAGGCATAGATTTAAAGCTTGCAGTAAAGTTGTGGCCAATCTTAAATTCTACTGTTCCTGTAGGCGGTCTTTCAGATGCAAGTATTATTACTTGGCCTGTAGAGCCTACAACTCTGTCAGGCAATATATTTTTACCACCAATTACTGAAACAGTTTGACCGGCAAACCTTACGCCCACACCAACACTTGTATTGCTAGTCCCTGCACTAACATTTACTTTTTGGCTAGAGTCCATCAACGCATCAAAATCCCACTTCTCAAGTGTTCTATAAGTATCGTTAGTTACAGAATTAACACTTTCAACAATAAAATATAATTCTTTACCAACAACGGAGCACGATTCAAACTTGGTTACATTGTCTTCGTCAGGATTGTACAATGTCCATTTGGTAAAGCCGTTAATGTCTTGTGCCCTAACTGTATTTAAAACTGCGGCAGATCCGTCTTGATTAATGATAAATACCCATGCAGCGTCTTCAGATGAAGTCCCGTCAAGAGCAGCCATGTCCAAAGGTTTATTAATTAAATGAGATGACAAAACCGATATGTCATTACTTGTGTAAGCATCTTCATTAAAGTTATACAAATACTGCCTTAATGTATTACCATTTCCGTTAATAAATAAAGTAGCTCCATCAAGAGCTTTAGACTCTAAGTTAAACGAGCCAAGTTGAGTTTCTGATTCGATTAGAACTGTAGACGGAGTGTTACCTTTAACAATAAATTCAGCGCCAGAACAAAACACTTGCAAGCCACGATCAGGGTTTACATCTACAATCTCCGTAAGATTGCGAGAGTTAATAGTTACAAAAATCCCATCGTCATCCGCACCCTCTTCTGAAAAGAAGTTAAAGAAATCACCTGACTTAGATGCAAACAAACTTTGACGCTTAGACTTAGTGCCGCCTATCCATAGCCTGCCCTCATTAAAAGCACCCATTAAAGGAAATCCGCGAGTAGAACTCCACACATCTTCTTTTCTAGACACCCCAATTGCTGTTCTAGAGAAGGAAATTGTGTGATTTCCGCTAGAACCAGATGTTTGAAAACCCGAAAATAACTTTAAAGGTTGAGCAGATTCATCGCTAATTGTAATTGTATAAGGGCCATATGTACTACTTCCAGTAACTGTAACTCCAGTGTCACCAAAGATTGGCATTTCTTGTAGGTTTTTTTGTAAATTAAAAGCAGTTGACTCAGGATCGCCTCCAAAAGAAATATTCTTGCTTAACACTCCTTGAACATCTACTTGGTATCGGTCGCCTGCTACAAAGGAGTTAGCAAACAAAATATTTTGTACTGCTGACTCAGCGACGGGGCTATCTGAATCATTGTAATCGTACTGAGGCACATTACTAAACGGAACTGGGCCAGAAGTAAATGCAGGAAATCTATTTTGATTCCCATCAGGGATAACCCCATTAAATATAATTCTATCAGGAGCGTGATTTTGGCTGAAGGTTATCATGACACTTTCTGTCTGCACATCACGAACATCAGCAACATCACTTGCCCCATAAGGAACAATAACATCGCCAACATAAACTGTATCTGCACTGCCAGAATGAGGTGCGCGATAAAACCTGATATTGCCAGAAGTTAAAACACCTAAGTAATGCTCATCAGAGCCAATGCTAAAATCAAAAGTTTTAATTCCAGAAACAAATCCATTTTGATATTTAACATTAAACTCTCCAATTTTAATTGTTTGCCCAAAATTAAGAGCGCCTTCAGTTATTAGGCGAAAATATTGCCAAGATTGACCTCCAGTCTCATACGAGAATCTTCCGCTAGACTCAAACTTACTGCTTATAGCTAACTTGTTTGCAGGGCCGAATTGCAACCATGTTGTTCCGTTTGATGAAACCTCTAGCCTTACCGTGTTAGTAACAGCCTCATTTTGCCCAAAAAGAGTAACAACAGAAATTGCCCTTAAATCAATAAACTCAAAAGAAACAGGAGCTCCAAAGTCGTATTGAGCTAATACACCGCCACCAGCTATGCCAGTACCCGTTATGCCATAGGTTAAAGGATTACCGTCATTAATGTTTGCAGCAGGGCCGCCACTTGGCATTGTAGGCACAGTTGGTCTGCGGCTTAAACCTTGTAGAATGGCGTACAAACATATTTAGTCCCAGGACGGCGCTTAATTCCACCTTGAGGAACAATAACAACATTCTCAACAGTTTGACCGCCTTTGTAATACTGATCTAAGTCAGTACGTCCAAGGATTAAAGGAGATAGTTCGCCACTAGCAAAACTACTTTGTAAAAATTGCGACTTAGGCATAATGTTCCTTCAGCGGTAGAGTTTTAGCGTCTTACGTTGATAAATGGTCTGTCTTGAATAGGTGTCTGAGGATGTTGTTGTGCGTCAGTAAACCGAGCCATGCGCGAAGCATTCATATACTGGTTCGACAAAAGCTCCATTGAGGCTGCACTATCTCTAATAGATGGCGCAAAATCCATACCCAGTGCGTACTCAATCATCTTGGCAAAGTAAACGGGCCAGTGCTGTTCATCTACATTAGCAATGTAGTCGCAA